GCTTTCATCGACGAAGGAAAACTCGTTCAGGCGGTATCGCCTAAATCAGTGGACCCAGCAGGACACTCGATGGATCAAGATGGAAGCATGGGCAGGGTGCAACTCCGGGCCTCCGGGGCCGCTCGAAGGCAGGGAGTGCTACGTCGGACTCGACTTGGCAACGACGTATGACACATCCGCGATGGTCGCCCTGTTCCCCGCCCCGGATGGCACGTTCGATGTCCTTTGTCGGTTCTGGATCCCCGGGGATAACGCGCTGGAGCGGAGCCGAAGGGACGGAGTTCCGTACACGCTCTGGGCCGACGATCCGTCAACTGGCCTGCGGATGACCGACGGGAACGTGACGGATTATGACGTTGTACGCCGGGATATCGGGGAGTTCGGGAAGATCTACAACGTCAAGCAGATTGCGATAGACCGCTGGAATGCGACTCAGTTGAGCCTCCAACTTCAAGCAGACGGGTTCGATGTAGTAGGATTCTCGCAGGGCGTAGGCTCAATGTCTCCGCCCTCCAAGATGCTTGAGAACCTGATCGCCTCCGGCCGACTGCGGCACGGCGGAAACCATGTTCTTTCTTGGATGGCAGGTAACGTGTCGGTGAAGACAGACGCGAACGACAACATCCGGCCGGTCAAGCCAAAAACTGGGGCACCTCAGCGAATCGACGGAATCGTCAGTCTCATCATGGCACTCGGCTCATTCCTTGCGAACAGCAGGCCAAAGGAAGAGCCGCCTGAACCGGGAATGCTATTTCTATGATCAGCAGGATTCTCTGGCTCCCGGATGGAGATGACGTAGAGAGCAGGCACTACGACCTCGATTCGCCTTCTCAGTCGTCGCGGAACCCCGCCGGGATTCCGATCAACAGCGAGACTGCGCTCAAGAGCACGGTCGTCCTCGCGTGCGCAAGAGTCTTGGCCGAAAGTCTGGCGTCGCTTCCCCTGCATCTCTACATGAACCTGCCGTCAGGTGGCAAAGAGATTGCGAAGTCGCATCCGCTTTATCGCAGGCTGCACACATCGCCGAACTCTTGGCAGACAAGTTTCGAGTGGCGTGAGCAGCAAGTCCTCTGGCTCGCGCTCTGGGGAAACTCTTACAACCTGATCGTCCCGGGCGAAGCAGGGTTCGCGACTGAACTCCAGCCGCTGCACCCAAGCCGGATGGACGTCGAGGTCATCGAGAACGGAAGACTCCGGTACAAGTATCGCGACGACAAGGGGAAGCCCGAGGTCTACACCCAAGACCAGATCATGCACATCCGGTGGCTCTCGGACGACGGGATTCACGGCATGGTTCCTGTCGATCTCGCGAGAGACGCCATCGGTCTCGCTCGAGCCTGTGAGATTCACGGAGCGAGGTACTTCGGCAACGGAGCCAGACCCGGCTTCGTCTTGTCCACGGAAAACGACATGAAACCGGAGTCCGCGAGAGAACTTCGCGACAACTGGGAGCGGATGCACCGAGGCGCAGACAGGGCGAACAGGACCGCTGTTTTGTACGGCGGCCTCAAGCCGGTCGAACTCGGCGGTGCAAATATGCAGGAGTCTCAGTTCCTTGAGACCCGCCGCTTCCAGATCGAAGAGATTTGCAGGCTGTATCGCGTTCCTCCGCATCTGGTCGGCGACCTGACGCGTTCGTCGTTCTCGAATATCGAACAGCAGAGCATCGACTTCGTGCAGCACACGCTCCTTCCGTGGTGCAGGCGATTCGAGAACGCTTTCGCCCGCGACCTGATCGTCGAGGACGATAAGTATTTCGCCGAGTTCGACACACGAGGAATCCTCCGTGGCGACGCGTCGGCGAGAGCGTCCTACTACCAGACGATGTGGAATCTCGGCGTCGCAAGCATCAACGAGATTCGAGGATGGGAGAACCTGAATCCAGTCGAAGGCGGAGACACTCGCTTCGTCCAACTGAATATGCAGACGCTCGGCGCTGCGGCTGCTCCGCCGAAGCCGGAAGAGCCTGCCGCCACGGTCGCCGATCCGGCTCAAGAAGAGCCGACCGCAGACGTTGGCGGCCTGATCGCGGTCATCGAGCAACTCAAGGCGAAGGCAATCACGCCAGAAGCCGCGATGGCGGTGATCGCATCGGTGTTCCCAGAGATGCCGCCAGCAACGGCGAAGACGATCGTGGACGGCGCTGTCGCTGCTACAGCCGCCGAGCAGCCAGCCGCTCCGGCAGCGGCAGCCCCGCAGAAGGAGCAGCCGCAGGCAGAACCGCAGGCGGCTCAGCCGTCAGGGAGGTCACTTTGGCAAGGTGACGTTCGTTTCGCTGAAGCCCGCGACCTGACGATCAGCATCGACTTTGATCGCACGTTCTCGGCTGACCCTGAACTCTGGGGGCAGTTCGCTCGCGAGGCTGTTTCGCAGGGCAACGTCGTCGTGATGATCACGCGACGCGAGGACACGCCAGAGGACAGGGCCAAGATCGAAGAGACTCTTGGCGAATACTTCGACGCGTTCTCGAAGATCGTCCTCGCGGGAGGAAGCAGGCAGAAAGAAGAGGCTGCCAGCGAGGCTGGGATCAGCGTCGATATCTGGATCGACGATAGTCCGCAGACGATCTCGTCTCGCGGATTCTGCCCGACCGGCCCCGGAGGAGGCATCGACAACTCGTGCGGGAAGGAAGGGGTCTCAGTAGGCGATCAAGGCGGAGTCAGCGGAGCGTACAGGAAAGAATCGGCAGCCAAGGCTGTCGCTGCAGAAAAGTCTGGAGACAGGAGAGAGATAGTTTCGTACATCGCCTACCGGCAGTTCAGAGATGAATCTTCTGAAACCCCAATGAAGTTGATCGAGAGTGTCGAGAAGGCCAGTAGCACAGAGTCTATGTATCGAGCGATGCAGAGCGGCAATGATTGGCAGTCGGCTGGCGGGTGGGAGTCTGTTGCCGATGAATGGGCCGCCGCAAACGCACTTGGAGCAAATGGCCTATCGTCACGAACGACTCAGTCTGCACTGAAGTCATCGCAGCCGCTGTCCGAGACAGACCTGAAGGCGTTTGAGGCAAGGAGGGCTTTCGCAGTCGATGCACTTCGGAAGGAATACGGAGACGAGATCACGCTGTACCGAGGGATCAAGGGGTCTCAGGCGAAGAAAATAAAGGAGTCTGGTGATAGCGAGGTTGAGTTCGGGGTTCGTTCAATCGCATCGTTCGCAACCTCATCCGCTTCAGCGTCTGAGTTCGCAGGAAAAAATGGAGTTGTCGTCGAAGTGAAGGTTCCAGTCGAGGACGCTTGGATGGTCCGTGGAGTTATGCCACGAAAGATTGTCAGTTTCAGCGATGACGCAGGCGAGGTCGTCCTGATGAACAGGACCGAGTCTAGGAGAGGGAGGGTCGTTAGGTGATAAGGATAGACTCGGAAGAAGACGTCAGCGAATGGCAGGACTTTGTCTCAGGCAGAACTGCTGCATCCGAGTCGCGAGGCTTCTGCCCGACCGGGCCGGGCGGCGGCATCGACAACTCATGCTCGTCGAAGGACGGAGGAGGCGGCTCCGATGCGGCAGTTGGCGACCCGCTGAAACGCAAGGACATCGCTGTCGGGCAGACGATCTCGATCCAGAAGTACGGCCAGAACGCTGTCCACAACGGCGTCGTCACTAAGGTCAAGCACGACGACAAGTCGTCCGAGATCACGATCAAGGACAGCGACGGCAATGAAAAAACCGTCAAGATCCGCGATCTTGCCAAGATACGCGAGGCGAACCTCGGCGATACCGGCAAGGTCAGCGAGCCGAAGGCCCCGAAGGGCAGCGGGAAGAAGAAGTACGAAGGACCGCCTGAGCCGCCGGAGTCGGTCAGCAAGAAGGCGAGGGCTGAATACCGTGCGGCAGTCGAAGACTACTGCAAGAGCCTCGGCGTTGAGTATCGAGAGTCGATCGCCATGGGCAGGGCCGGAACAACCATGGAATCCATGAAGGAGGTCGCGCAGGGCCTGCACCGCCTTCGACAGAACGGAATGGAACTCCCAGAGTCTGTGGTCATGACGACGAAGTTACCTTCCGGAAGGAGCATGGGGTCAACGCTCGGGTACTACGTCCCCGGCGGAAAGAGCATCTACATCCACGGCAGGCTTTCAACTGGCGAGCCTGAGGCTTCGATCAAGAGCGGATGGCTCGCAGGCTCTGCGGCCAGCCAGAGAGGCACGACGGTGATGCACGAAATGGGCCACATGGCTCACGAAAGGGCTGTCGGATCGAAGGCATTCAACGCTCTTCCGAGGCCGGACGCTAAGACTGACACGACGCTCAGTTTCAGAGACCACGAAACGGCGGGCCGAGTCAGCCGGTATGCACAGAAGTCGCCGACCGAGTTCGTCGCCGAGACGTACACCGGGCATCTGTCCGGCCAAAGGTACACTCAAGAGGTGTATGATCTCTACAACAGATTCGGAGGCCCGAGGCTGCCAGGGACCAAGAAACGAAAGGTGAGGACTTGAAATGGTGACGTTCTCGGA